AGTAACTCTTGCCATTGTAAGAGAATACTGCAATGCCTTTTCCATTCAGTGCGTACTCTTTTACCTTCCAAGGCCAGCATAGTTCTATGTGTATCTTGCCATCATTCAAACCGCCAGTCATATCGTATCTACGAAAAATATCTGTTAGCTGATTCCTACGCGCCATCATAATGCTCCACTCTATGACAGTTAGAACACAGCAACACACATTTATCCAATTCTACTCTTATTATTTCCCAGTCGTTGTGAAACATAGCTCCTACTGTATTGTCCTTTGTCTCTCCATCTCTGTGATGAAAGTCGAACGCTGCTCTATGAAATACTCCTTCACACTTCACACATTTGCCACCCAAATACGCAATGGCTTTGTCTTTATTTACTTGTCGAACCATACGCCTAGCCGCTTTTATCTTATCTTTATTTTTTTCTACGTACGCTTTCATCTTTGTGTAGTGGGCATCCCATTGTTCTTGAGTCCACTTAGCTCTGCGATTGTTCTGACTTATTCTATCAGCTTCGCGCTTTGCTTTCTTCTCTTCTTCGATATCAGCTTTAAGATCATCAATAGACATACTCATTGAACTGTCCTCCAATGGTTCAAGTATGCATACTCATACTGACATGTCAAGGTCAAATATATGTCGTTTGAAGATGTCAGTTAGTTGATTACGTCGGGCCATTTGGATGTAGCCTTACTGTCTCTTCGTATTCACGTTCTATCTTATTCAAATCTTCCCACTGATTCAAAGCATCAACAATCAATGATGCATTCTTCTGATCCAATCCTACTGCAATAGGATCAACAGAACCGTTACGTGAATATATCTTGTACAGTTCTACGCAGTGTTTGTGTGGGCCGTAGTAATAGTGCTCGCCTTCTAGTTCTTTAGCCATTGCATTTACCTCGCTTCACTTTCTTGATTTCTAATCTCTACAAGTTTAGCATCCATACGTTTGGCGTATGAGATTGCTTCGTCTGCGAGTTGTACTAGATAGTTGTCTTGTTGTTCGTTAGCGATAGTACGTATTTCTTCTAGTACTGCGCAGATAGGGCGATGACGTGTCATGTATGACGTGGTGCGAGCGGCCATTGTTTCCTCTGGTTCAGAGTAAGGCGTATGCCTCTCCAGCCAATCTGGAGAGGTTATGATGTCCCAATAGTAATCTTTAACTTTACTCACTACTTGGCCATTTCTAGCACAGTCTTGAGTGCATCTTCACGAATCTTAGCACCAGCACCGAACCAGCTATTATTCAGGCGTGATTCGTTATCACTAATACGATTCTTGTTGTGATCGAGCATGTACGTGATAGCATTATATCCCTGCCACCACGTACCAGCATTCTTATTAGCACCAGTCTGTGACTCAAGTGCGTCTGATGCGTATTCAAATGCACGAGGACGACGCATTTCAGTGATGCCTCGCTTCTCGTCAACTACTACTTCCTTAGAAGGGAACAGACGCTCAAGGAACTCCTTGAATGCAACACCAGACATACGACGTTCAGTCAAATACTCAGACTGTTCCTGCAACTTACGCATGAAGTCAGTAGACAGACCCATCATTTTTTTAGCCTGCTCAGCATCGTACTTGCTACGATGATTGAGACGGAATTCAGGGTTAGTATTCTTCTCTCCAAACGCAACAGCGAGAGTGTTAGCACACACTACACGAGTAGCAGTATATTTGCCACGAGCAGCACCGCCGTCACGCGCGTCTGACATAAGACAATAGCCAGTAACGCTATCATTGTTGGCTAGCGTGAATCCTTTCTTAAGTGCAGCAAGTGCCCAGACTTTACGGCCTTCATCAAGGATACCTCCGGTTTCCAGTACCATATCTCCACGCTCACAGAATTCATGGAAGAATTGGAAGATATCAGTATTCTGAAGAGGCTTATACTGTGTGCCTACGATGCTAAGAGCAGCATGAGTATCGTCACGCTGTAGTACGAAGTGATTAGGATCACAGACAGAAGGCACATCAGGAGCAGGCTTGTACCAAACAGGACGCTTGCTGATAGTCCAGTCAGCTTTGGCTCGTTTCTGAAATTCAGCAGCAGAGATATACTCATTGCGATCGATCTTAACACCAAGACCATGCCACGGTACGTCACGACGTTCAGCGTAACGATAAGCCATTGTTTCTACGTTAGCAGTCATGTTACTTCTCCAAAGCTACAGCCCATGCAGGGCTAGGCGCTCCACTGGGAGCATTAGGTAGTGCAATGATCCATGCTGGTGATAGACCAGTATGTGTGTCGTGCATTGTTCCATACATAGCAGGATGGAAACGTGGTTGACGCGACTGTTGCTGACTACACGCTGATACTAGTACTAGACTAATCATCAGGAGGCTTAACTTGAAATACATTCTCTGTTCCATCTTCATGTACTGTAGTGTTAGTCATATGTCCGTCTTGGTACAATGTTAGATATGTACCAAGAGTGAAATCAGGATTGTGATGTATCCATACTATCCAATAGCCGGGAGTAGTTTCAGATAGCCCACCTCCGATATAAACAAACTCTCGAGGCACACGCTCAATTCTCAGTAAGCGTGTGCCCGGCTGTATACCAATAGGTATAGTTGCTTTCATTAGTACTGCGCCATCTCAACAACAGGCTGATCGTCGTTTTCCATATCATTAGGAGCAGGCAGCGCAAGGGGAGCGTGAGTCTCATTCCATCCCTGACGACGCAGGTATTCCTTAGCTACGGACATAATGTCCTGTCCCTTGGTAGTCTCACCATACAGTGAACCAACGCGATACTCACACAGTACTTCGCCTTCCTGAATACGGCCAGAGACAGTGACTTCCATACGAAAGCTGCCACCAATGTCAGCATCAGCCAACATCTTACGAACAGTGGCGGTAACGGCGATGACCTCACGATGCAGATTGTCCATGTTGTATTTAACCTTTCTGAATTTCAGCTACGATATCTAGTACTAGTTCAGTATCACGTATCTCAATGCCCATACGATACACGCTAGGATCATGAGACTGTAGTTGCTTGAGAATTTTTAGATTATCCTGCGCTGACTCCTTGATTATTGCCAGTTGATAGTCGCTGATCTTGTGCATGTTTAGTTGAACCTTTCTTAACTAGAGTAATACGCACCTCATAACCACACAGATCGATCCATGATAGAATACGATCCCAACTGACACGCCACTTGCCACCGTTTTTCCGCGTCTCATTGTAGCGAGTGTTGTGTAGCATACGAATGTCCTCGATATCAGCAGCAATCATGATATCGAGCTTGTCTTTGCCTTGCTCTTTCATTGCAGCGAGTAGAGCAAGGCGCAAGTCATCGCGTGTTGATAGCCCCCACATGTTACTTGTCCTCTACTTCTTCGCTCCAGATTGGAGAGATGTTGGAGTACTTGTTAGCCTTAGCATGTCGAATGACACTGTTACGACTGTGATTCGCCTCTACTTCAACACTATATTCATCAACATGGTTGACATCCACAAATGTATAGCTGAACTTCCACACAGTTTTCGTCTTGGGCTTGGGCGGTGTGGTTAGAGCGGCACGCAGTGCTTCATAACGCTTAGCATTATGATCGCGACGGTCGCCATAGAACTGGCTCATAGCATTGAGCAACTCATTACTAGGATGTTCAGGCATGACAGGCTGCTGTAGCATCTTTACAATACGATTAGCATTCACAACACTAATCTGTATCATAGGAAAAGTACTGCCACTATCAAACAGTTTATTTTGCATATACTGAATCATATCAGCACGTTCATCGTATGCCATTGTCGTTACTCCTCTATACCTCTAGGTACATGATAGATACGATAGCCATAGTCGAGCAGTGTTTCACTGTGTTGTACGATCTTACGAAACTCACACTGAAATATACGGCCTTCGTTGACTAGTGCTATGCATCGTGAATGATTGATGCCTGTTAGTTTGTGTATCAAAGCAGCAGCGTAAGACAGGCGAGGTGCGGGTGTCTTGCCACTGTGCCTATTACTTCGCTGTGCTAGTGTGATGCGGAATGTAAGAATAGCCACGTTACATATCCACACGAATGCCACGCTTGTATTCATCAAGCGCAGTAAGGAAGTCATGAAAGTATTCAATCTTGTCATCAGAGATACGCAATGCACTTACTGCCTTTTCATTGTTGCTCATACGAGCAGCGTGCTTGAACAGCGCAGACATAGAGTCATGTTCATAGTAACGCTGGCGTGGGTTGTGATACGTATCGTTAGTGCTGTTCTCACCAACACGAGTAACAAGTACGAATGGCTTGTTGAAATGCATGGGTGCATTGGTCTGTACTTGAGCGAGCATGTTACTTCCCCTTCTTCTTAACATTATCGTTATAGAACATATCTTCTAGCACCCAATCATCACAGTCCTCAACAGTCGGAGCACCATGAGCATTGTTATAGAATTCCATAATGCTATCATCAGTGAATCTGTAATCAAGGCCATGACGTGCCTTGTACATGCGACGATAACGATCAATGATGTTGTGACGAGTATGTAAGAGCATGTTGTAGTTCCTCTTAGTGTTAATATTAAATACGACACTTTTGCTTGGTTTCGTCAGGCACTTCTCTCTTCAACTGTTAATATAATACCACATAATGCGTGAATTGTCAAACCAAGTAGTGCAATGTCGGACACATATTTGAATCCCCAAAGTGCCTGATTTGCTGTATCGATACACTAATAAGATGCTGTCCTGCCTGCATTATATGCGTGTCGCATAGATAGTTACATACTTGTTTGGCGTGATGTGAGGCGTGTTTTTAAGGTTATAGAGATTGATTTAAGCGTATGTAATGAGGCGATGTATAAAAGATTACGGCGGTCGAAGCGTCTGCAAGACTAATTCAATGCCAAAATAAAGACAAATAAAAAGGATGCAATCAATTAAGACTGCATCCTTTGTATTGTAGTTAGTACTAATCGAAGTCGATGGAGCTAAGATACCATAACGAGAAGCCAGGCAGCTTCTTCTCAATCTTAGCAATCTCACGGCCTTGCCAGATACGGATATCAGTCTTGCTCATGCCTTCGCTGTACTTCTTAGCAGCCCAATCGTTGAGGCGCTGTTCTTCCTTCTGGGCATCTTTGATGTTCATGTTGCTCACTGCTGTCTTTTGTATTGTCAATGGCATTAGTTTATCTTTCTACGTTCAACAGTTGTTGCGTTGCCGTGCAGTATAATTGACTGCAACTTTTTCTTATTAATACTATACCATTGCTTTTTGGTTGGAATAGCGTAGTCGCTAACATCTTCCCCAATCATTGCAATGTATCGCTTAGTAGCATCAATACCATTTTGATAAGATGCAGTGAGATATGTTGCCAGTATTAGCTGATGCAATTGATTGCTTCCCTTTCTTGATTCTATAAGCATTATAACACATTTAAGTGTGCGTGTCATACTAGAGCCATGTATAAAAGATTCGCGCGGGCGGCGCGGCCCTGAAAAATTCTATTAACACTAACAGATTTATATACAAAAATTAAGACAATAAAAAACCCCCGATCCGTTAGGATCGAGGGTTGTTAGTTAGGTATTAGTATTTCTATTAGTTGTAGATCGTCACATCGAAATTCAGATATTCGATGAAACTGTTATCCCGATACCCGCGAGCGAGCAGCGAGAGCCATTGCCACGTCGATTTTTGCACGTTCATTGCCTTACCTTTCAGATTGATAGCACCACTATCGCAAGGAGTGCTGCAATCACTAGCAGCACTGCGTCGGTCCATTGCATTACGCTTGCGCCTTGGTCACTTCCTCATAACGCGCGACCATCGCCTTATCTTCTTTCGCGCCGAGTAGCGCCTGAAGAGCGAAGAAAGCATCCAGAGCGGCAACGGTATCCGCACCCGTCATTTTTTGCGGCTCCACAGTTTCCGCTGCGGTCTTAGTTGCCTTGCAAAGAATGGCGAAATTCCCAGCACTAGCAGCAATCACGGTTCCTGCTGGTGCGGTCGTGGTCGGAGCAGCTTTCTTGGGCGCAAGGCCGGTCCACGTCACGCTATCCTTCTCGTTCATGGTCGTCACTTCGATAGGTGCATTGCCCTTATGATCACTGTCGATTGCCTTCCGATACATGTCAGCCGGGAGATACACTCGCTTGCCATCGCGAACAAAGAATAAGCCGCGTTCAGTGTAGGAGACGGCACGGGTAAATGCTGTTTCGATCTTAGCCTTACGATTATTGAACATGAATACCGCTTTGCCTAGCGCGCCTTTGCCCGGCTTAGTAATTTCGAATTCCTTCATAAGCCACCACATAGCAGCGGCTCGCGCTTCCTTCGATGCGTCCTTGCCTTTGGCCGCAAGATACTTGTCCACACTGTCCTTAAAGGTGGCATTGTTCTGATATCCCAGCGTTACGCTAGCAGTGAGAACGCCAGCGGCATTAACTGCAGCGGCGCCAGATACTCCGATAGTCTTAACAGCTTCTCTCATCGTCGGCATAAGAGAGGACATGTCGCCAGCGGAATTGGACAGGATGCGCGGCGACGTAGCGGTAGTGGCATTAGCAATCGAAGTCATGTGATCAACCTTTCAATGCGTTAAAGCGACATGCCTTAACTATCCATAGAATAGCACATATTCCATTCACAAGCAAACCACCTAATAACAATACACTAACACTAATGCACTGATACATACAGTTGCACAACCAACATCAACACAACCACATACAATACAACCAACCAAACAACACGATTGAATTTTCCAAAACAATGCACGTATTAATATCTAACGCTAATGCGTGTAATGATACGACGATGCGTGACAGTGTATCTCGTTCAACGCCCCACCCCCACTATCCCCCGCCAAATCAAAACTGGGGGGTTTATGTGTTGTCTTAGACGTAGCGCAATGTCAATCTCAATTGCGATCACTATAAAATAACACTCTTGTACTTCACTAGTTATATAAGGATAAATAAGAATAGTGTAGAGCATGGGGTAACAGGTTGGATGAATGCGGCAGTCGCACGTCGCAAACGTGCTCCAGCTTTGTATATTATAGCTGCATCGGTTTGCTTTATTACTATATATATGTTATAATGACAAATGATACACACATACACACATACACACGGCTGTTGTTGTGATGCTGTTGTATGCTGTTGTGTTGTACTGTTAATGTCATACACACTAATGCAGCTTGACGATACACTTTATATATAGCAGCATGGCGGTATGGGTCAGACACACTTTATTTCAATGATTCATGCTGCGTTCTCTTGACTTCATATAGTGAAATCTGCTATCCAGACCAGACCATAAATGCTCCTTGATGGGTAAGAGAAGAGGGGCTATTGTTTGACACTGTAATACACAACAACACAATACAGTTCAAACACACATTCAAATACGGAGCAATCAAATGGCTGTTGCAGTTCCTACCGTTACGGGTTATTCGGGATTCTGGGAGCGTACTGGTAATGAAGGTGCGTATGCTCCACTCTCTCGTAATGCTCAGGGATGGCGTTCTAAGCTTGAGTGGCAGATTGCAGCACTGTTCGATAAGCAGCAGATGCGTGAACAGAAGGAATTGATGCTTACGCTTCTTGGTGTTGCTCCGGGCAGTACTGCGGCTGCTACTTATAAGCGTGTTCAGGCTCCTGCTGGTCCGTCTGGTACGACTCCTGCTGTTACTGGCACTGCTGATCTTGGCGGCCTTGTTCCTATTGAAACTGTTAGCGTAATCAATCGTGCTACTACGGCTGCTGACGTTACGTATCTTACGGAAATCTTTGATGGTCGTATGGTTGTTGGTCCTTCCTCACTGACTCTTGTTGCTGATGCTAGCGGCAATGGTGGTGGCGGTAAGGCGAACTGGTAGTTGTAGTATATAAGGTGTAGGGGTACGTCATATGAATGAAGCTGAAATCCTCCAGATTCTAAAAAATAATGGCGCACCTCCTACGCCAGAGAATATGCAGCGAGTACTACAACAGAGCGGCCGTGGCAGTGAAATGCTTGGCCGCTCTCTTGGTTTGCAAGGTGGTATGGATGAGTCCGGTCCTACTCCACTAATGCTAGATAAGCTAATGCAGGCTACTAGCACTCCGTCACAGATGCCTATTGCTCCTAATAGTGAGAGTAATGGCGCTCCGCAGAATGGCGCTGCTACTGCTGCTCCGGTACGTAATGCTCCTGCGGCTGCTCCTAATAGACAAGCTAATTACGGTCCTGCTCCCGGTCCTGCTCCTAATCGTCAGATGAATTATGGTGGAGCTTCTGCACCTTCTGCTGCACCCGGCTCTGTTCCTTCTACTGGTGGCGGCAACAATCCTAACGTACTAGATGGTAGTGCTACTACTCAGATGGCTAATCAGCCACAAGGTGAGTATAAGTCTGCTATTAATTGGGACGATCTTAGTATTGGCAACGGTCTTGGATGGCTTGCTGCACTATTGGGTGTAAGTGCTGCTGCTAGGCCCGGTGCGCCACCGGCTGCTCCTATGAAAGCGTTGCCTGCTCCTAACAAACAGATCGGTTACGAACCTAAGCTTACGGATCAGAGTGGACCTAAGATGGAATCTGGCGCTCCTGAGCTAGATGCTAAGGGAGTACAGCGTACTAAAGGAATGGCACAGACTCCTGAAGAGATTGCTGCTCTTAAAGCACAAGTCGATGCTGAGAATGCGGCACTTGAATCTGCAAAGCCTACTGAAGTTGGTAAGGCTGCGAAGCCTAAGAAAACTCCTGCACAGGAATTGATTGAAGCTGCTAAGAGGACAATGGGTCGTAGGTAATGCCTGATACAGCACTGCCTCAGTCTACAGATGAACTAATACTGCCAGATGGCACCAAGATCATGCCTGATGGTACAGTACTAGATGCTGCTATGGCTAATGCTGTTCAAGTAGAGAATGCTAGAGACTCTATTGTACTTGTAGAAAAGATGAAAAGGAATCTCGGGGATTTGCCTGACATTCCTATGAATCTTAATCCTGTATGCGTTATTCTGACTTATACTGCTGTAGGTTTGAATAACACAGACATCGCTACAGCATTGTCTACAGATACAAGACACGTTACAGAAGCAGACATTCAACGCCTCAAGGATTCTGAAATATATCAGAAACTTGAAGAGATGTTTGATGAAAGAGTGTTTGAAGATGAACAACGTACAGCACGACACATCTTATCGAAGCATTCACATCGTGCCGCACAGAAAATGGTCGATCTTGTCAACTCTCCTTCTGGTGATCTTGCTCTTGCCGCTTCTCGTGACGTGCTACGGGTTAGCGGCGTAGACAAGACTGCTACTAAAGAAGGCATGAGTACATTCAAGATTGTTATGGTTGATGGCGATGATAAGAGCAAGTCAATTGAGATTAAGGTAGGATAATATCATGAGCAATGATCCTTATGTAGTTGCAGGTGAATCGGTCACTGTTGTTGCTGGTACAGTTGATCGAAGCATTACTAATCTCACAGGCGCTAGTCAGAGTGTAATGCTTCCTGAACCGCGACGTAAGCGTATTATTATTAAGAATGGCGCTGCTCCTGTAGCTATTAATATCAATGGTGGTACTGCCGCAATTGGTACTGCTGATTGTATGACTTTTCAGGCATATGAAGGATTTGAATTTCTAGACCCGCCTAAAGGACAGATCAATATAATTGGCACTGCTGCAAACTACTGCAACATTTACGAAGGTCTGTAATTATGACTAACCGTAGACGCAGTGGATTCTTTGGCACTACTGGCTCGTCTAGCGGTAGGGCATTCGATGCAGATGTATTGTTGTGGGAAGCGGCTGTTATTGCAAATGGCGGTAGTGTTTCTCTAGCACGTCGTATCATTGTTGATGAATTTGTATATGCAGAAAAAGCTGCTGGTAATTGGGCACTGACTGACGATTATCATGTTTTTTGGGCTGAGAATAGCGCACAAGCTCTTACCTCGCTCAAGCGACGCATTCTTGCTGTTGCTTATAATGTACCAACCTTTACAGCTAATCGCGACTTCACGACGGACGGAGCAACGAGCTACATCGACACGCTATTCGTGCCGTCGACTGATGCTGTGTCTATGACGGCGAGTTCTGTTCATCTCGAAATTTACGAGCGAACGAACCTTAATACTAATACCTATGCTATCGGCGTCACTAATACCTCCAACAGACAATTGGCCATTAGGCCCCGCATTGCGGCAGGTACTACCATGTCCGCTAACAGTGGAGGTACAACTTATACGCTTCCTGCCTTGACAAGCCTTGGCCTCACACAAGTAGGTCGCAACGGCCCACTCGTAGGCGATATTTATGGCGCAAAGAACGGCGTCGATATGGTGGTGTCGGTGCCTGCCGGAGCTGTCGCCATCACGCTCCCCATAAATAGCATTTTCATCGGCGGCTACAACAATGTTGGAGTTCTTGCTGTCCCTCGCCCTAACTCCTATGGCTTCGCATCCTACGGCGCTGCCCTCAACGGGACGCAGCGCCTCGCCCGGTATGCTGCTGTTCAAGCTTGGGCAACGGCTGTAGGCGCGAACGTGTAAAGAGGTCAATAAAATGGCAATGTTCATTATCATGACTTCCGGTAATGCAGATACAGTACGAGATAGTATCTCGACTACTGCTCCATATTACATGCCCATTATTCGTGCGAATGATGCATACATTCTTCCAGTGAGCATTCTCTCATCGCAGCCACATGAACAGTGGTGGGAATTTCTTGGCGCACTTCCTAAACTAGATAATACTGATCCCGCATTTCCCGGCCCTTATGATCTGCCTGAGTAATGATTCATGGCTGATTTTAGACTAATTAAAAATAGCGCTCAAGAGTCTTACTACCATTCACGCAATCAAATACAATTGATGGGTGGTGGATTTGGTAATGGTAAGACTGCGCTACTTTGTTCTAAAGTGCTGAAGATTGCTATTGAATATCCCACATCGCGTGGCGTGTTTGCGCGTAGTACTAAGCCTAAGTTAGAAGATACAGTAAAACCTGAATTCTTTAAGTGGTGTCCTGCTGACTGGATAGCTAAGATGCCTACGGAGAAGCATAACGATGTCATCCTTAAGAATGGCTCTTCGATACATTTCAGGCATGTTAGGCAAGAAGGCAAAGGCCGTGGGGAGAATGCCTCTAATCTGCTATCTGCTACTTATGATTACGCTGCTGTCGATCAAATTGATGATCCTGCGTTTACGCACAAAGATTTGCTCGATCTTATGGGTCGATTACGAGGCACTACAAAATACACGGGCAACGATATCACGATGCCGCTTGTCGGTCCTCAATGGTTGATGATTACATGCAACCCTACACGCAATTGGGTGTTTCGTGAGCTTGTTAACCCGCTGCATATTTTCCGAAAGACTGGCATCGTTACCAGCAAACTCATTTACGCTAAAGATCTTAAGAAGCCTCTTGTCGATTTGTTTGAAGCTTCGACTTATACGAATAAGCATAACACCGGAGAGAATTACATTAGATTGCTGGAATCTGCGTATAAGGGTTCTATGGCATCACGATTCCTTGAAGGTAAGTGGGGAGCGTATGAAGGACTCGTCTATCCTGAATATGATGCAACAGTTAACCGTATCAATGCAAAAGAGTTAAATGAGTATATCAGAGGCATCATCAACACAGGTAAGTTTGGGATCATTGAAGGCTATGACCACGGCATTGTTGTTCCTTCTTGTTACATGTTGGCTATTGTCGATGAATATGATAATACTTTCGTTGTGGATGGTTTTTATGAAGTTGGATTGAAAATTGCGGAAGCTTCTGATCGCATTAAAGAGATACGTACCAAGTGGAATATTATTCCTTCTGACCCTATCTATGCTGATCCTGCTATTTTCCGTAAGACCAACACATCCAAAGATATTGTAGGTGAGACTGTTGCAGAGATGTACGCAAGCGAAGCAATCATCATGCAACGCGGTAACAATAACATCGAGGCAGGTGTAGCTAAGATCGCATCACATTTAGCGATGCAGAAGATGCACTATAATCCAGTGCTACAAGTATGGGGTGCGCCTCATTTGTTCTTCAGTACTGAGCTAGAGTTTCTTGATAACGAGATTGGTGACTACTACTGGAATCGCAATATCGCTGGTGATAATGTTGATAAGCCTAGAGACACTAACGATCATGCTATGGATACTCTTAAGTATATGTTCTCTCGTCGTCCTAGGATTGGTGTGCCTTTGGTGCGTACAGTTAAGCAGATCGATAAGAGGGTGTTGCAGAACTGGAACGAAATCGTAGAACAGACAGGTAACAGAGTGTTGCCTAGACATCTGAATTAGGTAATGTATGTCCGATATCGTAAACAATATTATAGATGCTCTGTTTGGTAAGACTGAGAAACCTGTAAAGTATACTACTCCTCGCACGCCTACTCCGTCTGATGAAGATGTTGCAGCTAGCAGAGATTACAAAAACAGGTACGGTAATCCTAACGAAGTTACTGTCGATGGCACAAGAGAAATAAATAGCGGTGATGAAAATATTAAATATACGCAGCAAGGCACCAAAGTAGATACTGCACCTAAAAAAGATGTTTCATATTTACATAGTACTAAACAACTTTATGATACTAATCCTAAGCCCGCTTCAGTAGATACAGCTGATACGATATACAAAGCACAGATGATGTCTAATACTAGTCCTCTATCAGCATTGGGATTTGATGTGAACAAAGGAGTATTTTCACCTAAAGATCCTAATGTATCTCTGTCTCATGGTGGTATATATAATCGAACCAGAGATAAGTTTTGGGCAGATACGGAAGATCCTAATTCTATAGTACATGAAAGTACGCATAGAGGAATGCAGTTGCTGCGAGATAAAGGTCATAAGATACCAGACTCAGCAGAAGAGAATTTAGTTAGAGCAGTATTGTTGAATAGATTTGGTGATATCGAAAGTGGTGCAGGTTCAGAGTCAGCACGACAAGTAAATGTTGCTAGACAGAAAATGAGCCAGAAAGAATTCTTCGACTTGCTTACTAAACTAGACGATGCTGCCAATAAAGAACTAGGACAACGTACTTGGGATCGCCACGGCGGCGTAAATTAGGATGAATAATCATGGCTGATGATCCGATTAGTGCGAATGTAGATAAGATGGTTTCTGATCTAGGCAATCTGCCGAGTGAGGAAGCTAAGAAGAAAGCTGCACCTCCTATCTACAAGATGATGGCAGATTCAAAGATTCCTGTATCTTCTAAGGAAGCAGGACTTTGGAAGTCTCGTCGTGATATCGGTATTCAGTCTATCTCCAATACTGCTAAGGCATGGAAAGAAGCTGAGTCTTATTACTCTCTTGGACAGGATACGCATCGTCAAGAAGGTGGTGGTGAAATCAAGGGTAATTCTCGATACGCACGTAACGTGAATCGTCGCTATAATAGTACTGAGAACATTGTATATTCTAATGTCAATGCAATGGTTCCTGCTATTCTTGCAAAGAATCCGCAGGCTGAGATTACTGCATTCCTCAAGCAGCTAAGTCCGCAGGCTACTATCTATGAGCATCTAGTCAATCGTCTCGCTGCGATGAAGCACGCTCCCGGATTCAATCTCAAGCCTAAGTTGCGTAAGTCTATTGTACGTTGTGAGATTTCCAACGAAGCTTGGGTAATGACTGGTTACACTAAGAAAGATGAATCAGCAGACGGCGCACGTGAAGCACTTGTTGCTCTTGGTGCTGCATTGCCGAAGGCTAAGAGTCAGAAAGAAATTGAAGAGATTGAAGGTAAGTTGCAGGCTCTTGAAGAGACTGTAGACGTACTCAATCCTGCTGGTCCGTTTGTTCGTACGTTCAATGGTGATAAAGTACTAGTCGATCCTACGTCATGTGAAGATGATTTCAGTGATGCTAATTGGATGATGGTACAGGTCATGCTTCCTACTCGTTATCTGCTTGCGAAGTATGCAAATGAGAAGGACGGTACAGGACAGTATACTGCTATCTACAATGAACAGTACATCATCAATCCGGGTGACAGCAGTGGTGATCCTCAGGATGAATTGACGAATTTCAAGCTCATTAAAGAAGCAGAGTCTTTCAAGGATGCTGGCTTCTCTGATGATGCATCTTATCAAAAGGCACGTATGACTAAGTGCTGGTATTGCTTTGATAAGGTCAAGAGGCGATTCCTGCTCGTTACTGATGAGAAGTGGGAATGGCCGCTGTGGGTCTATGATGATCCGTATCAGCTTCCTAGCTTCTTTCCCTTGAAGCGTTTGCAGTATCACACTGATCCCAATCGTAATCGTACGAAGGGTGAGGTATCATTCTATCTCGATCAACAGGATGAATTGAACGACATCAATTCTGAGTTGAATCGTATGCGTACGCAGATTTTGAACAAAGTACTGTACGATGGACGATACATTGATAAGGATCAGTTTGATTCGTACATGAAGGGTGGGGATCAGCTAGGCTTTGCTGTTGGCAAGAACATGCCAGAGGGAATGAAGATCAGTGATGTCATTATGGCTCCCCCTCTTCCGAATCTTCAGTATAAAGAACTGTTCGACAAGACTCCTATCTATGCAGTCGTAGATCGTATCTCTTCATCGAATGATATTCTTCGTGGCGCACAGTTTAAGACTAACACCACGAATACTGCTATCGATACGTACAACTCTATTCAGAATCAGCGTATCGATGAAAAGATTGATGCTGTAGAAGATTTCTCAGGTGATATCTTCTATGACATTATGTTTCTCTGTGCACAGTTCATGACTCAAGAAGAAGTTAAGTATATTCTTGGAGACGAAGCTGCACAGTGGCAACAGATGGAAGCTACAGTACTGCGGCAGCAGTTTAATTGTACTGTACTTGGTGGTAGCACTCAGAAGCCTACGAGTGCGTCTAAGAAAGATCAGGCTCTTAAGATTGGCCAGATTCTTGGACAGTATGCTAATGCTTCTCCGTACGTTGTTATCATTATGCTCAAGGCTATGGAGCAGGCATTTGATGACATCGTAGTCACTGGTGAAGATTGGGCTATGATTCGTCAGTCTATCGAAGCCAAGATGATGCAAGGCGCTCCTGCACCAGGACAAGAAGGCGCACCGCAGGCAGGTGATGGTCCGTCACAGCCTGCGCCAGAAGGTGAAGTACCGCCAGAAGAACAAGCTGCGGAAGCTGATCCTAACGCACCACGCCCTCCCGCCAGCGCACAGGAACACGTACAGCTACAAATGGCTATTAAGAAGCTACCTCCACAAGCACAACAGGCTATCGCAGCAGCCGTTAAGAAAGGAGTACCAGAGGAACAAGCGTTTACGGAAGTAGCTAAGGCTATGTCAGCACAACCACAACCCATGCAGTAATGGGAATTAGGAGAACACCAAATGGCCGACCCGAATGATATTGAGAATGGCGTTACAGACGTTGCAGATCAGAATGCAGAAGTAGATACTGGTATTAATACAGAGGCAGATGTTACGTCTGGTTCTGATCTTGATGCTAAGCTAGATGCACTTGCAGGTATTTCTAATGCTAAAGCCCCTAAGACCAATGGTGCGGCTCCGGTACAAGGACAGCCAATCGCTGATACCCAAGCCAGAAAGTCGGGAGAAGAAAGACAAGTTGCAGCAGAAGATCGCCAGCAAGGAAATCGCCAGAGCGTCAATCCTGCTCACACTCCGCGAGCGTACGGCAAAGCGTTCAAGTGGGATACGCAAGGGAATGTAGTGCTTGCTAATACCGGCGAGATCATTGCTCCCATTGGTGCGGCTCGTAAGTCCTTTGAGCGTATGCTGCCTATTATCAGTGCTGCACAGTCTGAAGCAGACAAGTACAGAGGCATGTACGAATCTGCCGCAGAGTCTAATGCTATTGCTTCTAAGCTTAATCTTGCGCCAGAAGAGTACGCTATCGGTGCTCGCATCATGGCGACGTTTAAGGCAGACCCAAAGAAAGCTATTGCTTTTCTGCTGTCAGAGGCGCAAAATAATGGCGTAGACGTGTCGGACCTTGGCGTAGGTGGCGGTGGCGGATTGTCCGTAGCTACCATTGAGAAGGTTTTAGAAGATAAGATTAAAGCTGCATTGGAGCCGTTTAGCTTCATTACGCAGGATCGTGAAAGTCAGCAACAGGAGCGTGAAGCTACAGCACAAGCTACTGATGTAGTTAATGACTTCCTAGACTCTACTCCAGATGCAGAACCGCATATGGATTCTATCGCTAAGATTATGAATGCGCGACCGGGACAGGTATCTATCTCAGAAGCGTATTGGATTCTAAATGCACATGCTCATAAGAATGGGCTTGATTGGTCTAAGCCACTAGGACCGCAGATCGCGGCTAAACTAGGAAACACTCCTAACAACGGACAACCTGCTAATAACGGGCGCAGACTGCCAGATTTGAATGGCAGACAAAACAACGGTACTATTGTCGAACGTAGACAGACAGTAATGGCCGGTGATGCTTCTTCAACAGACATCGTAAAAGAAGCAATGCGTGAAGCAGGTATGGTCATTGAATAGCGTTAGTCAATTAAGACTACGCTTTAGGAGTTAAAAATGCTTAGTACTTATGCAACTGGTACACTGGATACTGTCATTAATGCGATGCTTGATAAGAGCCGTAAGAAGCTCATTATGGCGTCGATGAAGTCGAATGCGTTCATGGCTTGGGCTATGGCGAATGATCGCATTGAAACTGAGACTGGTGCTAACATCACCAATCCTCTCGTTGTCGGACGTAATCCGAACGTCACTTCTTATCAGTACTTCGATCCGCTGCCTGTCGTTCAGACGAATGAGTTCACGACTGTTCGTTACGGTTGGACTCGTGTTGCTGGTACGGTAATCATCTCTTCGCAGGAAGAGGATGAGAATCAGGGCGAGGGAGTTATCTTTAAGATTCTCAAGGGCAAGCTTGATGTCCTTGAAATGTCTATTAAAGAGAAGTTTTCTGCGTATCTGTACGGCGCTGGTGCTGGTACTGATCCGAATGGTCTTGCTGCTACGATTCCTGATGATCCGACTACTGGCACGCTTGGCGGTATCTCGCGCGTTACGGAATCGCAGTGGCGTACGTCTGCTTATCAGTTTGCTGGTGCTATCGATGCCACCAACATTGAAGAAGCATTCGATGATATCCTGATGGACCTTACGCTGAATGGTGAGAAGCCCTCGCTTATTCTGTGTGGTCGTAACATCATGCGTATCTATCGCGCTGCTGTCCGTGACAAGTTCACCATTCCGATCACTGGCAAGGCTGGTGATGCGATGATGGACCTTGGCTTCGGCAACGTCACGCATAATAAGATTCCTATGTTCTATGATGAGGATTGCGGTGTTAACCGTGCGTACTTTATCAATGACAAGTATCTGCGTATGCACATTCTTAAGGGTGTGAATATGGTTACGAAGAAGCTTGCTGCTCCGTGGACTATCGACGGTTCTGGCTCGCGCGTTGTCTGGCAGGGACAGTACTGCTTGTGGGCTGCGTATCGTAAGCACGCTGTCCTGCGTAACGGAACGACGGGGTAATCATATGTCTCGTATCGTATCCGCATACATGCCCAAGGCGCTTCCGAAGGACTTTAAGACTACGGAAACGCATGTAAAGATCGTCCGCCATTACGTCATGGAGGAAGATGCTAAGGGTAAGGAAGTGTTTGCAGTGGATGAAGGTGGCCGTAAGATTAAGGCTGGCCCGAATACGCTAGAATTCATTGAGAAGGAATCGTTTGGAGGGATCATGTTTACGTTCCCTCGTGGACATTCGATTCGTCTCACTGATCCTGCTCAGTTGAAGCAGTTTAAGCTTACTGATCGTCCTAAGCTGGTTGACCTTGAACTCGGTGAAGAGGTCAATGAGCGTGGCGTTCCGCTGTCTATGCTAGCAATTGTGCAAGAGGGTGAGGCCGGTGGCGGCGGCTTTGCCTCAGAAACTATGGAGTAATAAACATGGCTTATCCTGACTTCTTTCCGCGTCGCGTTAATCAGCGTGTGCCGCATCTCAATTACGCAGCAGATTTGTCTAATGATGGTCTTGGACTTTACCGCATTAATTTCGGTCTAGTGCCTGCGCTGTCTACTACGTACTTCGCCAGTGCGGTACTCTCTACTACTGCGGTGGCGCTTTCTCTCTCGGTAGCGGCGGGTACGATTCTCAATGATGGTGTTGTTCCGGGTATGCCTGTTGGCAGCACGGTCGGTACTGCTCGTTGGGGTCGCGGCATTACGTTCGTTGGTGATGGTGCGTCTACTCGTGCTATTACGCTGACTGGCTATGACTATCTCGGCCAGAAGATCGTATGGACCGGCGCTCTTAACGGTACGACTCCTGTGCCTGTGACTAAGGCATTTGCGTATCTTGAAAGTGTTGTGTTTGCTGCCGCTGCTGATACTGTCAGCGTTAGCATTGGCTATAACAATGTTCTTGGACTTCCGTACCAGAGTGCGAATATGGTTTCGGAAATGAAGAACGACATTGCGTCTGTCAACGCGGGTACGTTTGTTGGCGCTGTCTACACTGATCCGCAGACTGCTACTACGGGTGATCCTCGTGGTACGTATCTGCCGGTAACTGTGATCCCGACCGGCGCTATTCCGTTCTCGATCATCGTTAACGCTGCTGTTAGCCGTAAGAATCTTCACGGTGTTGCACACTTCGGCGGTTAATTCTGCGAGTTAACTGTCTAGCGATGAGAGTGTGGGGTCTGGTGTTCTTCCTCACACTCTCATTAGCTTGGGGTATTGAATGACTACTGTTGCTGAAGCTATCGTAAAAGTAGCACTAAATATGTCACTGGTCAACGGGCAAGGTATGTCTCCGTACAGTGACGATCAGATTTCTCAGTACTTGTCTAACGCACACGACATGCTTACTTCTAAGTATGTGTGGCCCGAATTAAATGCTAGTATCATTAAGACGCTTGACGGTACGACTGGTAAAGTCACTGTCGCTTTTAATGCTGCTGAAGGCATTACAGATTACAAACAGATCAAGCATATCTACAGCGAGAATGTGCAACGTGAATTGCCTGTGATTTCAGGTGTAGTCAATCCGTTGATGCAGTCGTCTGTGATTGGTTATAAGATTCTGAGCATCGCTGAAGATCCATTTAAGCAGTACTTGTTTTCTATTCAGCCTGTTACGTGGTCTGGACGTATTGCTATTACTGCTAATCTCAAAGCTGACTTCTCTAATCCTGCTACAGTAATTCCTATTGATGACTTGCTTCATATCTGGATTGCTACTTGGATGTGGGCAGAGGATGATGCTACTAATCCTGCACAGGCTGAGAAGTATCTGAGACTGTGGGAAGATCGCGTTAAGGATATTCGTAGCAACGTCAACGCTGGTCCGTATGCATTGAATCCTTTCAATGGTCCTCTAGATACATGGTGGATGCTTGACGTTTAAGATGCAGAGACGCGCAAATAAACTAACTAGTGTTACTGCTCGCAAGTTCAATGGCGGATTGAATGTTGTTGACTCTGAATTAAATCTTAGTTCAGAGTATGCTGTTAAGCTTGATAACATGTATCGCGGTCTTGAAGGTTCTATTCTAGTACGTCAAGGTACGAAGAAGTATTGTGATCTTTCTCCGATCAGTGATGGTTATCAGATCAATGGCAAATACTTTGCAGCACGCAATATTACTGTTAATACTGTTGGGCAAGTGTTTGCTATTGATGGCGCTGGTACTGCTACCCGCATTTGGGATTCTGCTATTGCTGCTGCTCTCCGCCCTGGACTAACTACGTGGGGGCCTACTGACTTTGTGTCATTTGAAGAGTTTGCTGGGTCGTTGACAATTCACAATGGCGTAGATAAGCCGTTGATTATTCTTCCTTCACTTCTTGTAGACTATCTTGCTGATCCTGCTACTGGATCGAATCTAAATACTCCTGTCGGCAAGATTGTCTGTAAATATTCAAAGCATCTGATTGTTGCTGCTGGTTCTACTATACATGTATCAGATGAAGGTACGTCTGGTGTGTATGTAGGTGATGCAGGCGCAACGTATGCAGGTGAGTTTGATCTTAAGACTCTAGTAACTTCTGGTCCTACAGATATTATTGGATTGTCGCCATTTGATAATTGGTTGCTTGTACACTTTCTTGAATGCACCATTCCGATTCAATTCGTCAAGACTACTGGACCTGATGCACTTGCTCTAGCACCATCGAGTGATATTAATACGCCATTCAATAGTTATGGTGCTGTCTCTGCACGCAGCATTCAAGACACGGGCAATGCTAATCTGATGTGTGATATTGTAGGAGTTGCTTCTATTACTCCTGCTACATTTACTGCGAAGCTGTCACCGGATAGGCCATCGAGGTTGATTGATCCTCTGATTCAATCGAGTCTGTCTGATCTATCTAGTGATACAATGTTCAATAGTGTATTTTCACAGTACGATAGATTGTCGTCTATGTATATGCTGTTTGTTCCTGACACTGAACGTGAAAGTCAGACAGAATCACATGGCTTTGGGTATCGATATCTAGATAAGTTAGGTATCAAGGCATGGAATACATTCAGCGGATGGAATTGGGCATGGTCGTCACGCTCTAGTGAAGGTCTTGTGTTCTTTGGCCGTGCTAATGATAATGTTGTATTTATTAAGGGTGATGAGCAGAAGTTTCCTCTCTATGCTGACTTCATTGGCGATCAAGAAACGTGGAGTGACGGCACCGTATTCACTGATGGTACGGGATGGACTCCTGTATCTGATATAGACACTAGTGGCGTGCCTATTAAGTTTGTTTGGGAATTGCCGTGGTCTGATTTGAAGAGGCGAGCAATTCAAAAGACTATTCGATATTTGATTCTCGATGCTCAAGGCACTGCTTCATTCACTGTCAAGATGTTTATAGATAACAAGTATCTAGACAAGGCTGATGAAGGTGAAACGTGGAGTGATGGTACACTGTTCAGTGATGATACTGGCTGGTTGTATAATGCTCAAGATAGTGCCATTCCTCTTACTCCAGCTATCACTGCTGAATACGTAGCATCTGATTACGGCGGTTATGGCAGTGAGCCGTATGGTGATATTTATGGAGGTGGGCGCAACACTGGATTCATGCGTGACTTGCCATTTCCAACTAAGTGTAAATTGTTCAAGTTGCGATTTGAAGGTGAGACTATGCGCCCACTAAAAATCGCAGGCATTACACCTGTATTTATTGAGGGTTCTATTAGGAGAAATTCAGATGTCTAGTCAAGTAGACGCAACTATTCCGGCTGATAATGTAAAGCCTGACAAGGCATTGGTCCGACAGAACTTTCAAATCATTAAGAATGAAATTACTGCGTTGCAGACAATTAACACTGTTACACGCGATATGGCATTTAATGATCTCTCATTTGATAATCTCTAGGAGCAAGTAAAATGTCTGATAAGATGGGCGTACTTGGAAAAGCTAGTGCTACTGTAGTCTCAACTGCTACTATCTATACGTGTCCTGCTGGCAAGGCTGCAAAGGGTCGATTCTTTGTACGCTTTCAGGGCGGTGTTAGCTCTGTTGTTGCGCTTCTCATCAACGGTATTGAAGTAGCACGTAATACTGCTATGACTACTGGACATTACAACTATACGATCAAAGGTGGTGGCATGTTTGCGTATGCAGCAGGCAATGCTACACCTCCGACGGGTCTTGCTAATGCACTGACTTGTGCTCCTGCTGATCCTATTTACTATCTCAATGCAGGTGACACTGTTCAGTACACTGTCGTTACGGCTGATCTACTTGCTGCTAATTTTCAGTTCGTAGGCGTTGAGATCGACGTTTAGTAATTGGAGTACGTTACGTGGCTGATATCATCACTCCTAACGCTAAATTAGCACTCATTACTCCTACCAGAAACAACTGGTCGGATGCTGCTAATAAGAATTTTGAAGCGATTGATGCTATTATTGGCACG